CCGACGGTCATAATCACGCAACTCAAGCCCCCACTCCCTTCCGTACCAATCACGGCAAAGGCTGTAGCAGTCCACAACGCCGTGGACGAACTCACGTCCCACATACGGAAGCTCGAAGCCGTCTGGCTCGCAGTAGCCCCAGCCCTCAGTGTTTGGGTTGACGATGAACCATGGCAGGCCGGACTTTTCGCACGCAACACGATCAGCCGGTGATGGAGCAGGATTCGTCTTGGGATGGCTGTGAACAACAGCGACGACCTCACCCTTGTCCTCTACTTCGTTCCAACCGTCAAGAACAAAGTGCTCATCAGGGGTTTCAGCGATGTTGCGGCATGGAAAGTAACGCCGACGCCCTTTAACAACAGCAACTAGACCACAGCTTTCACGAGGGAACTCGTCCTTTGCTTGCTGAAGAATCTCAGCCTGCATCGTTGTGGTCAACTTCATCATTGAGTCAGTCCAGCTCCAGGGAACGATCCAAACGGCAACTGTCCAGTATTGCCAAACCGCAGCTTGCAGCTGGCAACTCGTTTGCCGCAGACATCTTCTGCCAACGTACTAACGGTGTTGCCGTTCACGTCAAAGTAATTGCTGCCCGTGTAGCTGCATTCCGAGCTGCGATACACCCACTGGCAGACGTTGGCCACGATTTGACGCTTTGGCAGCTTTTGACCTGCAAGGTCAAACTTGCTGGCCAGCTCAAACGTCACACTGTCCCGTGACTCATTTGCTTTTCGGTCCACGTACCAACGCTCATCAGGGAACTTGGCGTTTGGATCAGCAGTTGATTCACCGTCCAAGAACTTCTTCAGCGTTCGGATCCGACGAACCTCCGCTCCACCAAGATCATTGCCTGCAGTAGTCGCGTTGACCAACAGCAGAAGCGTGGTCATCGTGCCGTCAAGGTTGCTGATCGTCAGCGTCGGTCGTGGCAGCGTTCCGGTGTTCGTCATCTCAAAGCCGTCCGCTTTGACTGGAATACGGGTGTAGGTGTTGCCGTTGAAAACAACGTTGCCGTCTATAGCTGCGTTTGCACCAGCATGGAAGCGGTAAACATCCGTGCTGCCGTGGAGCGTATTGTCCAGATGCAGCTCAAACAGCTCGATGATTGCACTTGGATTGAGCTTTGCCAGCTCCTCATACGCAGAAGCAATCGCCGTCCAGACACAAGTGTTGTCTGTGATCGTGCTGCCAATATCTGTTGGCCAGCTGGGTTCAGACGAAGCTGACGTTCCAGCAGTCGTACACCGGAAAAACAGGCCGGATGCCTGATCTGTTGTGGCACGTCGGATGTCACCGACAGAAAACGCGGTGCTAGCGGCCCAAGCTGCTACTGCCATTACGGTTCAAAGACTTGGCGAAACGTTGCCTGAATTGTGGCGCGATTCAAGTACGGAATCGACTTGCTCCACTGCTCGCAAACAAACTTAGACGCACTGCTTTCGCCAGGTGGCGTGAAATCAAAGTTTGCGTTGTCAGCTGCCCGTGCATCCAAAAACGTTTCAATCGTGTCAGCATCAGTCTCTGACACCTCAAACGTCAGGTTAAAAACCTTGGGGTTTTGATTGATGCCATAGGTCAACCTGGCTTCGTAGCCGTCACCGAACTGCACCTTACGAACGTTTGGTGCGCTGCTTTTTTGGATGCCGTAAGTCGGCGTGATTGACGGGAAAGTAGCCATCAGCTTGCGAGGAGACCGCCAGGACGCTTTTGCTTCACCAGTTCTTGCTGCACAGCAATGCCGATTGCTTTGCCAAGTTGCGAAGCCTGATCAGCGTTGCCTTCGACAGACGAACCAGAAGCATCCACGTTCACCGTCACATTAGCGCTGCCCATTGCGTTGTTTGGAACGATATTGCCCTGCGCTCCAGGGATAAACAACTCAGGGCCACGCTCGCCAACCAAATAGGGTTGTCCTGCTCCAACCGGACCTCCGTTAGCGCGTGGGGTAAGCCCGCCAAGGCTGTTGACAACGTTTGAATCAACAGCAGTGATGTCAATCGTTTGCCCACTGGACATTTTTGGCAGCCCCGCAAACATGCGGGCAATGCCGATTGCGATGTATTGCGCGATCATCTTTTTGGCTGTGTCCGCCAGCATGTTGGCCACACTTCGCAGGAAGTTTGCAAAGGCTTCTTGGGCTGTTTGAGCGCCTGTAACGGTGTCAACTAACGCTCCAGCAAATGCTTCTGTTGCTGGGGTCAGCTGGTCAATAATCTGCTGCTGGCGCAGTTGGGCTTGCTCGACAGCTTCAAGCTGAGGCAGAAGGTCTTGATAAATACCGATACGCTCTTGCAGAAACTTGTTTTGCTTTTGAGCGCTCTTTTTCTGGGTCTCGGTTGCACCTGGATCCTTTATGAGGGCGTTGTTTTCTGCAATCTGCTCGTTAAGAGAGCGGTAGGCATCGTCTGAGCGGCGTACTTGATCGACTCGGAGCTGCAGCATCTGCAGTTCGTTGGAGTCAAACGGGTTAGCCATGCCCCTCTGGGCATCTTCGATCTGACGGCGTAACCCGCGTCCGATGCCTGCGGTTTTTTGGTCCGCGCGCATACGAGTTAATTTCTGCTGCAGCTCAATCGCCTTGATACGTGCGTTGTTTTGGTCAAGTTCCAGTCCAAGAGTGTCGCGAATTGTTTGCTTACGTTCGTCGTACAACTCGTTAATGAACTTCGCGTCCCCAGCAACTTTGTTATTTGCAATCTCTTGTTGTCTTTGGAATTCAAGAATCTGAATCTCTTTATCGCGGCGTTCTTCAATACCCTTATTTTGCCGTTGCAAACTTTGAACTGTGGTTTCATTCAAAGATTGCACGTCCATCTCAATACCAAACTGCTTTAGTTTTTCACGCAGTATTGCCGCTTGTAGTTGCAGTGCTCTAGACTTTGGCCCGGTTTTGTCAGAACCTTTTGTTTCTAGCTTTTGCAGCGCTTCGTCAATCTCTAGTTGCTTGCCTGCAATAATCAAAGCAACCTTACGGAAGGACAATTCGCCTTTCTTAGCTCGTTCAATTAGCTGAGCTTGCTCAACAAGCAGCCTTTCGCGCTTTACTTGGATACGTCCTTTTTCGATGTTTTCTTTAGCAACAGCAAGCTCTTCTTCTGATAACTCTTTTCCGTTCTGAAGTAGCTCCCTACGAAGCGCTAAAACATGTAAATTATCTGTTTGAATGTTAAGTTCATTATCCAAACGCTGTAGGTCTTCTGCTCTTATGCGGGCAGTTTCCTGCAGCATAAGATTTATTTCGCGCTGCCTGTCTCTTATCTGTTCTTGAACTTTTCTAAGCTCTTCTGCGTCTTTAAGGGCCTGTACTGAGCGCCCTCCTGTTCGTAAACCAGTTGTACTCCCTTGCAGTTGAGCTTCACGAGCCGCAAGTCGTCTTAGTTCGGGGTCATTGGTAACGTTTGCCCGTCCAGCCACTAAAGCGTTGTTAGCTTCTAAAACCTTTGCGGTGAATTGCGTTAAAGGGGTAATAAGACTGGCTATAGCCGATCCAACAATGGTTGTAGCAGTGCTGAACTCTCTGCCAAGATCGGCACTAGCATCCCCAAAAGTTTTTAGAGATTCAACAGCTTGGCCACCGACACGCACAGCCAAAGCCCTGGTGGCAATTTCTTGTGCTTCTGTGGAATCAGCAAGTTTCTCTATTTGCTCGATGTAAGTAGACGTAGCAGTTCCAGCAAGTCCTGCAGCTCTGGTTACCTCCGTAAAATCAAATGTGAACTCGTTAAGTGCTTGTCCCGTTGTGGCTACCTGAGCCACAAACTGATCAAGCGCTCCACCAAGAACTTGCAGTGCGATTGCTGCTGGCCCGAATGTTGCTCCAGCGGCGGCACCGCCGATTGCACCACCAAGCGCCATGCCTGGCCCACCACCAAACAACAGCGGGAATGCACCGGCAGAAACAGCTGCACCTATGCGATCTCTTCCAGAAATCCTTGGTACTGCTTTAGGTTTTCGCCCAGCTTCCGTAAATCCGGGCGGCAGCTTAGGTCCTTGTACTTTGAAAAAGTCTTTGGGCAAGGAAGGACCTTGCATACCAAAGCCCGCGTTAGACGTTGCTATAACTTCCCGCTGGTTTGCCGCTGCCTGAGCAAGCAGCATGTTTTGGCGGGCAAGCGCATCGTTGGCCTCTCGGCGCATACGAACTACACGTTCAACCGCTCTGCGCTCTGCATCCGTGCCAGCGGCAACGTTACGAAGCGCGCGTTCTGCTTGGTTGAGCGCTCTTGAGTAATTTTGAACGCTATCTACTCGAAACGCTTTATCAATCGCTTTTCCTAAACGTGTCGCGCCTTTATTTATTGCATTAACTTCTTTATTTAGGGATTTTATATCCTTAGTAAGCGCCGTTATCTTTTGCGCGCCCTGTAGAGCAATCTCAATGTCTACGTCGTAGTTGGCCACGGGCGAAACGTAGAGGGGCTTGTGTCAGTTTAACGCGAAGCCATAGTTCGCGCCCCTCGGGACGTGCGGGCCTGGTCCATGACCCGCTCTTCCTCTTCGCCTTTTATTTCGTAAAACGCGGCCCAGCCGACTAGCTCTTCTTGCGTCAGGTTTTTTGACAGCTGAGCAAGCGTCATTCCCAGCTCTTTGGCCAGAAAGAACATGAAAAGCCAGTCGTTATTAGCTTTTGAGGTCTGCTTTCGCTTCCTCCACCTTGTTCTCAGCCCCGGATGCCAGCATCGCAAGTTGGATGTCCTGCAGAACAGCCGCTTCCACAGCGTTCTTCAGCACTGCTCTTTCGCCGTCCTGAAACAGGCGTTTACCGTTTTCGTCTAGCGCTTTTTCGATCAGCATCCCAAGAGCAAAGTCGTTGGCATCGTCCGAACCAGCTTTCTTTTGGATGGACTCGCGCTCTGCAATGGTGAGCGGGTGCCAGTAGATCTCAAGCACCGTTTCGTCGCCGTCTTTGACTTCGTGCTTATACAGCTGACTAACGCCGAACTTATTGCGAAGCAGTTCAGAGGCGCGCATAAAGTAGTACCGTTTGCCTCAATATACTACACAACTGCTGTGAACTGACAAGAAACAATGCCGATGAAGTGCGAGCGATCCTCTAGCTCTAACGGGGTTGGTCCGGAAATGTCAGAAACGCGAGGTGCAACGCTAAAAGTATCGGTGTAGCCAGAAGCATTCACAGATGTAAGACCGTCGATTACAGCTTCACTTAGAGATGACAACACTGCCGTTCCAGCAGACTTGGGAACGTAGATGTTGCACTGGATGACGCCGGAGTAGTAGTCCTGAGCTGCACCTTGGTTTTGAATGGTGGAACGATTGAAGTTCACCGTCATCAAGATGTATTTCTTGGTTTTGCCGGGTGTGGTGTAACGAACGTTGTCGTAAACCATGAGCACCGTGTTGTCGGCAGCTGCAACAGCGTCAGTGACTGCTTTTTCGAAGGCCGCGCGGGCGTTTACGAGAGTCATGGCTTAGAGCTTGGTATAAGACCCGAACACACTGCTGTTGGATCCAGTTCTGGCAAAAATGCGGCCAGGACGTTGGTCCCCCCAGACGCTCTGCACCAAGGCGCGCATTTCACCCTTGATAAAGTTTGCCACTTTTGGGGACTCCAGGGCATACCCTGCGTACTCAGCTGTGTTGCCGATGTAAACCGTGGGTTGGCGCTTGTAGTTAAACTCAGGCACCTCAAAACGAGGTTTAATGCGACTTTGCACGGGTTTTTTATCAGTGTGAACCCATTGGTTTCCGATGCTGCTCCAGCTAGTGTTACCGCCCGGTTGACGGGTTTCGTAGATTTTTGACCATGGAGCGTGATCTTCACGCTTGTCCTGCGCCCGAACTTTTTGGGTCGATGCTTTCCAGCTCGATGCAAAAAATCCCGTGTCCACTGGGCTGTTTTCTTCTGTTGCCAAACCTTCAACGGTTCGCCGAATAAAGGTGTTGTAATCGTCGTTTATTTTGCGTTCCAGATCGGTAACGATTTGTCCAAGACCCTTCTTTTTCTTGGCCATTAGAACCTCACGCGCAGGATGTAGAGGTACTCTTGGCCGCCGCGATAGGTATTGACGTCTGTAATCTGAGCAGCGCGACTTGCTCCTGCAAATTTCAAAGTGATCTCGTCCTGCATTGTGGGCTGGTTGCCCCCAATTTGATCAGGAGAGATGTAAATGCGTGCTTCTCGTTCTTCACGTCCTTCTTCTTCCTCTGATCGAACAAACTCGATCGGACACTTCAGGTTGCTGTACGGACGGTCGAATGTCGTGAACGTACCCTTGGCTGTGTCATACGTCCCATCAAACTTGCGGGTGTAGTCAATTTTGGTGTCTAGGCCGTCGCCAAGGTCTGCAACGATTGCCTTGGCTGCTTCCTTAAAAACCTTGTCGAGTGCTCCAGCCATCTCAACCCCTCACAGCGCGGACAGAATACGAGCCACTGCCACCCAGACAATAAGCGCCGAGATAAGACTGAAGCCAAGGATAAACGTCGAAT